GCAAGTCAGCGTAAAGTCAGCGTAAAAAAGTGGCCCCGGTTTCCCAGGGCCAATGGCAGGAAGATTATCTATTATGGCAATAGATAGCTGTAGTTAATGTAGCGACCGCTACGCAGATCCAAAAGTTACGCTGCGCTTTTATCTTTAGCCGCTTACGTTTTTCCTCTTCTGCGTATGTTGCTAATAATTTGTTCGCACTGTCTAATGAGTTCTGCGCTTGTGTTAGCTGTTCCTTCGATGTAAGCAGCTGATTCTTTAGCATTGCTAATTCCTGCTCCGACTTTATCAGCGTGTCCTGCAGCCGCTTCGATTCCTGCTGTTGCGTTACTGATATTTGTGCCAGCCTGTTCAAGTTGGTTTGTAATTGGTTCAGTTCCGCTTCCGTCACCTGGTACATCTTTTCCGTCCCGGAGGCCGACGCAGTAGCCTGCGCTGAAAACAACCAAAAGGAAAATAAACACAGCAAGAATAAGAGCAGCCATTTCTTTGTTGTTTGGTCCAATGTCAGAAACGTCATACATATTGCCTCCTATGATACCACATGCACGCACGGATCTATTCCGGCGGCCACACTCCTGCGCCAGTGCTGGCACAGCCAAAACACATCAGCGTTATACATACGGAAACAGCCTAACGTAGGCAATAATTCCTGGAACGGTTCCATAGCACGGCCATGCCCAAGATTACTGCCACCACCATGCAAAGCACGGCCCCTGCCATCAATGTTAAGATAGGCCCAACCATAGGCATCTGACAAGTCATCCTCGTCCGGCCAATCAATGTCCGTCCATACCGTCTCACGATATATACCATCCTCCGCGTTACCGTGCGCCTGTCCTGCTTCGTTTGTTCCGTCGTAGTAATCTGTACTCATGGGCAAGTCCGCAAAGACATTGTACTCCATATCCAGCAGGAATACCCGCTTTTTGGTTTTGTCTATCTGCACTTCCTTTAAGTAACTCATAGCTCACCTCTTATCAAACGGCGTAATGCGGAACGCAAGCATATAGCGGTCCACCTCTTTGTCCATCCATTTGAATTTCCATCCGACGTAATTATCCCAGCAATGATTTTTAAACGACGGGCGCTCATCCTTATAACAGAACGCGTAATCCGTCACATACCAGGTATAGCCGTCTGTTTCATCCGTCTTTACCATAACAACGTCCGCTGCGTTCACTTCTATACCGGTAACGTAATAAGAAAATCCGTATGCGTTATTCCGGTACAGCCACCACACCCGGCATACATACCGCTGGAAACGCTCCCACAAAGTAAAGTTTGGATCCAGCAGATCCACATACCCGCGGTACTCACCGATAAGCTGCTCCGCTTCTTCCGGGCTGTGGTACCGATAGTGCCGGTTAAAATCGTATTCAGCAAACTTCGGCACATGGTGTTCGTATACCATCCAGTCAATGTCTAAATGGTCGTCCCAGTTTTCCCACCATTTAAAGATACCGGGCAGATTTCCCACGGCATCCGCAAACAGCAGGACAAACGGATTTGTCAGATAACATACGATGTTAAACAGAACGTCAACAACGGCATATAAAATCCATTTAACGTATTTCATGTTATTCCTCTGACGGCGTAGTGTTTTCCACAATCTGCTCCAGCAGTTCAATAATCTTCTCCAGCTGCGCGTCAATAGTGGTTAAGCTCTCATCATCCATATTTTTTTCTCCTTTCATTTAATAGTTTCTTTGCGCTTTTTAAGTAAGCCGCTAATCTCACCCGCCACCGAAACACCGGCAGCGTTTAAGTTCTCACAAATCGACAGGCCCTCTGTGCAGGCCAGTATCCCGCAGAATATTGTCAGCGCGTATTGTGGCACATGGCGCAGTCCTAAAACCCCGTCAATCGCAAACCCTGTCAGGATAAGCAATGCGTAACAGATGGTCTTGGATGTGAACCCGTCCCGCAGCGAAAATGAATCAATGTAACGGAAGGCATGGGCCGTGTACAGATAGCGTATGTATGTCAGCAGGCATCCGCGTTTCTTTGTTATCTCCGGTCCGTACATCGCCTTGTACAGCAATGACGCCTGATAGATACATGCCGTGAAAATGTCAATGATCTCCAGCAATATCAGCAGCCCGAACACGGAACCCAGGTCTAATATTGTGGAACCCACAGCAGACGCGGCTATCTTCTCCAGCCCTTTGTCTGTTACATGTTGCGCCGTTTTATGAAATTCAATTTTTTGAAAAACCTCTTTTATCGCATTCACTTCACTCCTCCGCAGGCATTCTTTAATAACCTTGCAAAATCTTGTTTTGTGACAAATGGCCTGTCACCGTGGGCAATCTTCCGGATCATATCGTCCGCCTTTACTACAGCCTTATCCTTTTTACCGGGCGGAAGCCTTGACAGCACTTCTCCTATAGCCTTTTCGTATTGCTCATACAGATAGGCTATTTCTTCCTGCAGCGCGTTTTGGTAATAATGGTCCCAATGACGTAACACATGGGCTTCCAGATCCGGCCTGTCCGGCAGGACCGTTTCCACCATATTTGCTGACACATCCACCATGCCGGGCCGGTACGGCGTCTCAATGTACGCCGTGTACATCCGCACGACTGCTTTACCTGTCGCCAGCCTTCTGACATAAATATTATCTTTGGGACGACTAAATACCGGCGTGCGCATCAGTAATCCCGGCCCGTAATCTCTTTGAACCGTTCTGCTGTGATCACGCCGTTCGCTACATCCTCACGCAGCAGGGCGACGACGGAGTCCTTGTATTTGTCCGGGCAGTCATCAAACTTCTGCGTACCGGCAATCAGTCTGTTTCTCCAAATCTTTGCCATGTTTTATTCCTCCATAGACAATTCACACAGCGCATCTTCAATGCTGGCGCGCCACATTTCTTCTTCACTCATTTCACTGAAAGTGAACCAGTACCGCTTATCCACCGACGCGCACTCAACGACCTGCGCATTCTTTAAAACCTTTTCACCTTCGCTGTCCGTAATTGTTACGACAGACAGATCCTCCGGGAATCCGGGATCTGCATCTGTTATGTAACAGCTTCCGTTTTTTTCAGCCACAATCACGTTTCCATTTTTAAATCTGATTATCGCTTCCATGTTGGCTCCTTTCAAAATAATTTTTTAAATAATGTTTTCATGTGAAACACTTGCTGCTTTGACATCAACCGTGCATAAGCTCCCATCCAGGAACGGTACGCCTGCACAATCTCTTCCAGTGATACGACGCCTTTATCCAGCAGGCGCTTGTATGCTTTCAGTTTCCTGCGTTCACGCGTCACGGATTTAGGATTTATCCGCTTTATCACCTTCCCCGTTTCTGTCAGCCGATATTTTATTTGCAGATATTTATAAGTATCCGAAAGTTTTTTGACGTGCGTTTTCCGCTCATTGACAAACAAGCCTATCTTTACAGCCTGTTCCTTAATGCCTTCAATGATAGAAAGCGCCTCTTCCCGCGTCTGACAGATAAAATAAATGTCGTCCATGTATCGTCCGTAGCGTTTCAGTCCTCTTACGATCTTGGCGTAATTGTCCAGCCGGTGCGGAAAGAAAACTCCAATGTTCTGCGAAAGCTGGTCACCAATTCGCACAGACTTTTTCATAAACTTTTCGCCGGCCCGGGCTTCTACCGGTATTGCATCGTAATAGGCGACGCTATCAAACTTTTCATTGATACAGTCCGCGTATTCCTCGTCCGTCATGTACGAAACATCCACTTCCATGTTCCGTAATATCTCATCCAGCAGCCACCAGTTTTCTTCCGGTATAACCGGCCGCAGCATCTCCCGGATCTTATCGTGCTGGATGTTATCGTAAAACCTGGACAGATCCACAAAGCCGACGTAACCGTCGTTGCTGCCGTGTTCCAGGTAATAGTTATGCAGGTCCTTTTCAAACTGTGCCCTGGCAAACGACACGCCTTTTCCTTTTTGACTGGCGCCGTTGTTGTGGATCAGGTACGGCTGCGTGCATGGAGTGATCACGTTGTCGCAGAACGCATGGCGCACCACCCTGTCACGCATCCGGTCCCCGTGGATATGTCGCACCTTGCCGCGTTCGTTTAAAGTAAATTCCGAACCGGCGGATGTTTTGTACGTCTGTGTTTCCAATTCGTGTTTTAAGCAGGATAATTCATTCAGCCAGTCATGTTCAAACGCCTGCGGCTCACGCTTCCAGGCGCTGCCCTTCATGGCATCTAAAAACGCCTGGTGCAAAATGTTCATATCCGCTATATACACAGTACACCCCTATAATTCCCGCCTGTTAAACCCCGGCTATCACATCGTCGTAACTTTGTGCATAGGGTAAGCCAGCGCGGCAGCTCCGGCATAAATGCCGCTGTCTTTTAGGCTTTCGCCATAGACAACCTTTCCTTTCGCTACCGGCCC